AGCGAGTAGATGGTTATCTTCAGAATATAGTGAACCATTATGGTGTAAGGAAAGTGGTATGAGAAATACACACTTAAGAGCCGTGGCCCCAACTGTATCAAACTCTAAATTGAGTGGTAATGTTAGTTCAGGTATTGAACCATGGGCAGCAAATGTATTCACCGAACAAACATCTAAAGGAACGTTCATTCGTAAAAATCCTGAATTAGAAAAAGTACTTCGTAAAATTGGTAAGAATACAAAAGAGGTATGGGACCAAATTTTAGCAGATGGAGGTTCAGTACAAGGTTTAGAATTTTTAGATGAGTGGTGTTTTGTGGATGGTAAAGTTGTGGAATGTGCGGAAGTTAAAGAAGAAGACCAATATAAAATGTCATCAGTAAAAGAAGTGTTTAAAACATTTAAGGAAATTAATCAATTGGATTTGGTTAGACAGGCTGGTGTTAGACAACAATACATCGACCAAGCGGTTTCATTGAATTTGGCATTTCCAGCAACCGCAGACCCTAAATGGATTAACCAAGTTCACTTAGAAGCATGGAAACAAGGTGTTAAAACATTATATTATATGAGAACAGAATCAGTATTAAGAGGTGATATTGCCGCTCAAGCAATGAATCCCGATTGTGTTAGCTGTGAAGCATAAAAAGAATGGGTGACTCCCTCAAAGTACTACTGTCGTCAAGGCGTACCTTGAGCATCCAGGTCTCGAGAATACAGGGGGTGAATATCAAGACACTACGTTAAACCCAACTTCGGTTGGGTTTTTTATTTATTACCATTTTGTAATAGTTTATATTTATTGGTATGGCAGTAACTTATGGTATAGATTACCCATTTAGAGATAGTGGTAAAGGTGATTTTCTAAAGATGACAGAAACACCTGAAAGAGAAGTGAGAGCGAATCTTATACACCTTCTTTTAACAAGAAGGGGATCAAGATATTATTTACCAGATTTCGGTACAAGAATATATGAATACATTTTCGAACAAAACGATGTAATCACATTTAGTTTAATCGAAGAAGAAATAAGAGAAGGAGTAAAAAAATTTATACCAAATTTAGATATAAACTCAATAAAAATAAATTCAGCGGAAAACGATCCAGAAGAGGAAAAAACATTTACACAGAATGAAGATGAAAGATTATTCAGGGTTTCAGACGCATCGAGTAAACCATATACCGCAAAAGTGAGAATAGACTATACGGTTAATAACGGAGCATTTTCGTCTTCGGACTTTATAATTATCAATATATAATATGTCGAAAAAAATATCATACGCAACAAGAGACTTTGCGGGATTAAGAGAAGAATTGGTCAACATGACCAAACAATATTATCCTGATTTAGTAAAGAATACTAACGACGCTTCTATATTTTCTGTGTTATTGGATTTAAACGCTGCTGTTACCGATAACCTACATTTTCACATTGATAGAGTTTGGCAGGAAACCATTCTTGATTTTGCACAACAAAGACTATCATTATTTCATATTGCAAAAACATATGGATTAAGAATACCTGGTAATAGACCCTCTGTTACACTTTGTGATTTTTCAATAAATGTACCTGTAAGTGGAGATAAAGAAAAAACAGAATATCTTGGTTTATTAAGATCGGGAGCACAAGTATCAGGTGGAGGACAAATTTTTGAAACAATTGAAGATATTGATTTCTCCAACCCATTCAACAGTAAAGGTGAACCCAATAGATTAAAAATTCCAAATTTTGATGGTAACAACAAGTTGATATCTTATACAATAACAAAAAGAGAACCTGTTGTAAATGGTGTTACTAGAGTTTTTAGAAAGGTCATAACAGACATTGAACAAAAACCATTTCTGAAAATATTTTTACCTGAATTAAATGTTTTGGGTGTTACATCTATTATTCATAAAGATGGTACAACATTTGGTGCGAACCCGACACTATCAGAATTTAGTTCAACCACAAATAAATGGTATGAGGTTAAATCTTTGATGCAAGATAAGGTCTTTGTACCCGATGTAACAAAGGCGTCTGATAGAGATAATTTCAAATCAGGGACATATGTATCAGTTAGTAATAAATTTATTACAGAATATACACCTGAAGGATATTTTCAATTAACCTTTGGATCAGGAACTGTAAATCCATTAGACAATTTAGATAATTACATAACAGGAGATTTAAAAGTAAATCTTGCAACTTATTTGAATAACCTATCATTAGGTGCTATACCAAAAGCAAACACCACTCTTTTTATAAAATATAGAGTTGGTGGAGGTAAAGACACTAATTTAGGTGTTAATATTGTTACAAACATAGATAACGTTGATTTCTCCGTTAATGGACCGGTGTCAAGTGTAAACACACAAGTTATTCAATCACTTAGGGTTGCAAACGTTACACCTGCAATTGGTGGAGCGGACCAACCCACTATTGAAGAAATAAGAAACATGGTTGCTTATAATTTTGCAGCACAAAATAGAGCGGTTACATTAAATGATTATAAATCTTTAATTGAAAACATGCCATCTACATTTGGTGCACCCGCTAAAGTTAATGTTATGGAAGAAGACAATAAAGTTAAAATTAAACTTATCTCATATGATGAAAGAGGTAATTTAACAAACATTGTTTCAAACACATTAAAAAATAATATAATTGAATATCTTTCAGAATATAGAATGATAAATGATTATTTGGAAATTGAAAGTGGTGAAGTAATAGATGTGGGTGTTGAAATTGACATATTAGGTGATAAAAATGAAACAGAAACGGAAATTGTGAGGTCAGTAATTGAAAAAGTTATTACATATTTTTCTATAGATAAAAGAAAAATGGGTGACCCACTATTCGTTGGTGAATTATTCAAAGAAATCGGTACTGTTGCAGGTGTTGTAAGTGTTGTTGAAATTAGAGTATATGGAAAAGTTGGGAGAGAATATTCAACTAATGAAGTTGCTGTTGGGTATGAAGATGAGACCACCAAAGAAATATCACAATCCGATATGACAATTTTTATGAAATCAAATCAAATTCCACAAATTAGATTCCCAAATAAAGATATCAAAGTGAGGGTAAAACCTTTGGTTTCGACTACATTCTAAATTCAAATTTTCTTATATTATTTTAGAAAATCTCATTGTTTCTATTTATTATAAGAATGACACAAAAACATAGAATATCCACAAATATTGGTAAGGACCAAGTAATTAAAGTCGAACTTAAACAAGATTTTGATTTACTTGAAATTTTATCTTTGAAATTTACACAAAAGGAAATCTACACATCACTTTGTGCTGATTATGGTGTGGTTTGTGGAAGAATTTCAGTTAACAATGGGTTAGGTGTACCGAATGCTAAAATATCAATTTTCATACCACTTAGTGAAGAAGATGAAAATGATCCCGTAATATCAAAATTATATCCTTACAAATCAAGTGTATCCGATGTTGATGACAATGGATACAGATATAATTTATTACCATCAAGAAAACAACATGGTGGACATGAACCGACAGGAACATTTCCTGATCAATCAGAGGTATTGAATAGAGAAGAAGTTTTAGAAGTATATGAAAAATATTACAAGTATACGGTTAAAACAAATAGTGCTGGTGATTTTATGATATGGGGTGTTCCGATAGGACAACAAACTTTACACGTTGATATTGATTTGTCTGATGTTGGATGTTTCTCTTTAAGACCCTATGATTTTATAAAACAAGGTTTAGGTGAAGACGCTTTTAAAAATACCTATACATTCAAATCATCTTCTGATTTATCAACCCTTCCACAAATTATAAGTTTTGACAAAACCATAGAGGTTTATCCATTTTGGGGAAATGAAGATTTATGTGAAATAGGAATAACAAGAACCGATTTTGATTTATCAGATAGAGGTGTCAAAATTGAACCAAAGGCATTTTTAATCGGTGGTACATACACAGATACAGGTAAGAACGCGTTAAACAAGAATTGTCAACCCAGAAGAAAAATGGGTAGAAAATGTGATTTAACAACTAAAACGGGAAAAATAGAAGCAATTAGATTCACACATAAAAAAGACACA